CTGGTGAATACCTTGATCAGGGAACTGAAGTCGATTTTCAGACGGCATTAAGTTTCTACAATGAAAATCTCAAACTTGCAAAAATTTCTAATAACTGAAAGGAGTACTTATTATGGGTGGTTCTGGTTCTAGTTCTGGCAAAGGCGGTGGCGGAGGAGGAGGAAAGGCTTCTGCAGCACGTGCAGCAACAGCAAGAGAAAATGCACGTATCAAATCTCAAGAGGCAATGCGTGCAGATGATAGAGCAGAAGCCTTTGAAGACTATTCTACCAATATCAGAAGCATGAAAGGTGTAAGCTCTGTGGCAAGAGATGAGGTAGTCTCTTTCACAAGAGATGTTGGTGGCAAATCACTGCAATCTGCTGAAGTTGATACAACAAGACGAGGGTATTTCAGAGTTGAATTTGGATATCCAAGTGGTGGTGGCTATGAAAGTTGGTGGCAAAGATCTTAGACTGGTCGGAACAAAAGAGAATCCCTGGAAACGTCCTCAACGGACACGGAGATAAAGTCTATGGCACTGACAAATTTTATCAAACTGTCATCTGAGCAAATTCAGACTCTTCAACGTCAAACTGCTATTCCATACTTCATCTACAATGAAGAGATCTCTGGTATCTATGGATCTGCGCTCCTTGCTGAGCTTGGAAGTCTCATCAAATACTATGAGATCTATGAAAAAGGAAGCTCTTTTGCGACTGAGGGTAGCAACGGTGACTACACTCCCAGTCAGCTTCGGTACAAGAAAATCCATAGCTTGATTGACAAAGAAGCACGATTCCTGTTTGCAAAAACTCCAGATTTTTGGATTGATGCTGAGATGGACACTGAACTGTCTCAGACCCAGAAACAGCAGCTCAAGCAGGAACAAACAATCCTACAGAACCTGGTTGATGCAGTCATCAAGGAGAATAAAGTTTCTTCGAAGCTCATCAAAGCTGCAAAAGACTGCTTCATCGGCAAGCGTGTTGCTCTGTTCATCAACTTCAATGAGAATGGCATCAAGATCACATTCAATCCATCTTTGGAGTTTGTTTTTGAAACAGACCCAGAAGATATCGATGTGATCACCAAACTCGTGTCCTTCTACACTACTGTAGATTCTTCTGATAAAGCTCAGCAGCGCATCTACAAGAAGAAGTATTACATGGGTGAGGACAAGATGTGCCACATCGTAGAGGAGCTCTATGATGGCATGGGCAATGTCGTAGAAACAATCACTCCTGACACAGCTACACGGTTCTCTTATATTCCTGCTTTTGTCATCATCAATGATGGCTTGAGCGGTGATATTCAGGGTGTGTCCGAGGTTGATCAGCTGGATGAATATGAGCAAGCGTATTCTCGTCTGGCAAACGCTGATCAGGATGCTGAGCGAAAGGGTATGAATCCTGTGCGCTATGCTATCGACATGAACCCAAAAACAACTCAGGGTCTGTCTACAGCAGCTGGTGCATTCTGGGATCTGGCATCTGACGATCAGGGTGCTTCGGAGAGGGTTGGTACAGTTGGTGTTTTGTCTGCTCCTATGGAGTATACAAACGCTCTAACAACAACCCTTAACCGAATCGAAAATACCATGTATAGTCAGATGGATATGCCCAATACAAGCCCAGAAGCTCTTCAGGGTGTTGTATCCAGTGGCAAAACCCTGAAAGCTATCTATTGGGGTCTGATCGTTCGTTGTGACGAGAAGATGCTGGCTTGGAGACCTGCCTTGGAATCCATGGTGAGAACAATCATTGAGGGTTCCAAGCTCTATCCTGAGTTCTGTTCTCGATACACCGATGGGGAAGCAGTTCCTGACATTAAATACTCTATCAGGGTCGACAATCAGTATCCACTTCCTGAGGACGAAGCCGAGGAGAAACAAGTTGATCTAGCTGAAGTAACTGCTCAGACAATGAGCAAGAAAGCCTACATGGTCAAGTGGCGTGGGCTGACTGATGATGAAGCTCTTGATGAGCTGAAGCAGATCGCTCTCGAACGTCAGCTCCTGGAGGATAGTTTCATGCCCACAGAACAGACCAAGCCACAGGATGAGGGAACTGGTCAGGAGGAAACAGAACCCTCCACAAAGGAGCCAAATCCTGCTGATGATGACACTACTCCAGAGGGTGTATAATAAGGAGCCACGATTATGTCTACCAACTTTGATGTATCAATGAGGAGGGGCATGACTCGTGGCTCCTCTTCTCTTTTGAATCTCAAAAGCGCAGAAGAAGTACGATTGAATGTATCAATCAAACAGCAGAAAGAGATTCGAGATATGTACAAACAGCTGGCTCAGCAAGCACGAGAACAAGCTGAAAAGCTCAACGGCAAAGACAATATCAGTTCTACACTGAGGCAAGAGTACCTTAACCAGTTGGCTGGTCAGCTCACAGATGCCAGTGATGAAGTCAATCAGAAGATCAATCGGGTCATTCGGTCAAATATGAATGTAACTGCTCAGGGAGTTGTTGATGCTCAGCGGAAATTTCTATCTAAGATTGGTATGTTTGGTGCTGAAGGTGCATTCTCTCATGTGCCAAACGAGATTGTCACAAGCATTGCTACAGGCAACATCTATGACGACAATTGGAGTCTTTCAACAGCAATATGGGGTATGTCTAAGAAAACCCATAGAGATATTGACAAGATCATTGCTGAGGGTGTCGCACTGAACAAAAGTGCCTATGACATAGCCAAAGATCTTGAGCGATATGTCAATCCTCTGGCTCGAAAAGAGTGGGACTGGAGTAAAGTATATCCAGGTACAAACAGAGTCATTGATTATAATGCTCAGCGCCTGGCACGAACCTTGGTTGCTCATGCTTATCAGCAAAGTCTGGAGAAAACCTGCGAAAAGAATCCATTTGTTACAGGGTACAAGTGGGTGTCTGCCAACTCAGATCGAACTTGTGAACTCTGTAAAGAGCGAGATGGTCAGATCTATGCAAAAGGGGATCTGCCACTTGATCATCCAAATGGCCTGTGTACATTTATTGCTGTTATTCCAGACAGCATGATGGATATCTCGAATCGTTTAGCAGATTGGGTGAAAGGAAAATCTGATTCTGCTCTGGATGAATTTGCAAAGTCTTTGAAGAAATAATTTCAAAATACTCTTTACATTTCTGTACAGATGGAGTATAATAAAATAGAGTCTATTTGGAGGACTTATCATGAAACAAAATCGTTGTAAACATGATGATTGCTTTACTTGCTCATATCCTGATTGTATTGCTGGAGTTTCTCACCTCAAGGGTAAAATGACTCCAAAAGAATATGACGGGAAGAAAGGTGGATACACTCCAAAGCAAGGTTATAAACAACCTTATTGTTACAAAGGACTCAAAGAAGGATGCTGATCTCGTGCTTTGGCACGTTTTGATGGTTCGGTTCACCAGCTTGGCGAACAGAAATTCAAGCTGGAATAATGCACACCGGATGCATTCTTTTCCGGAGATAGGAGATCACAATGCGCAAACTGACAATGTTTGGGAAACCTTTTCTGTTCATGATGGCTCCAGATGGGGCTGGTGCAGGTGCTCCTGCTGGTGGTGATGGTTCTAGTGGCGCTGGCGCAAGCGGTACTGGTACAAATTCTAACACTGGCGAGGGTTCTGGACAGGAAGGAAACAAAACCTTTACACAGGAAGACATCAATCGGATTGCTGCGAAAGAGAAAGCCGAGGGTCGTCGTGCTCTGCTGAAAGAGCTGGGCATCGAGGACACTGAGGATTCTCGAAACGCCATCAAGAATTATCTTGCTCAGCAGGAAAGTCAGAAGTCTGATTTGCAGAAAGCCAACGACCGAGCCAGCAAAGCTGAAAAAGCCAAGGCTGATGCAGAAGCCAATGCTCAGGCCATTCAGCGAAAGTATGATGCCCTGGCAGCTGGTGCAAAGGCAGACACCATCGATGACCTGATGGCTTTGGCAAGTACCAAGGTCAACGACAAAACTGACTTCAAAGCTGCTCTTGAGCAGGTGAAAAAAGCATATCCTGTGTTCTTCAATGAAGCTACTCAAACAGGTACAGTTGGCACAGGGCGATCCACGAACCCTGCGAGAAACACCAATGGTCACCAGATGTCTATGGGTGAGCGACTGGCCAAGTCTCGTATGGGTGACACCCAGGTAGAAAGTCCATTTTTCAAGAAATCTTTTTAAGGAGGAATAAAACATGCTGAATCAGTCTGGAATCACAACTAAAACAGCAACCACTCCCAAGAGTATTCTCTGGGCTCCGGAAAATGCCATTGCCTTTTCTTGTGTCGTTGCAAAGGACAAGAAGCTGCCGGCTGGCACTCCGATCGCTGGTGATCTGACTGCCCGAAACACTGGCTTCACAGCTGCAAAGACCACTTCTGGCGCTTCCGATGCCGTTGGTCTGCTGCTGCACGAGGTTGATGCTTCTGGCGCAAAGCAGAACGGCACTGTTCTGGTCGCTGGTGTGGTAGACCTTAACAAGCTGGATTCTGCCACCCAGGCTCTGATCACCGCAGAAGTCAAAGCTGCTCTGAAGCACATCATTTTTGTGAAGTAAAAGTCTTTACAACAATGTAACCAACAAATACAAGGAGGAATACACATATGACAATTTTCGAACTTGTCACTGCCAGTGAGCTGGTTGCCTATTGGAACACCATGGCAAATCAGCGTGGCCCATA